GAGCAGACCAACCTGACTCAATTGATTGCCATGCTACCGGAGGATGCAGTAGGAGCCAAGCTCTCTGCAGCCGAAGCATTCATCGACCTGTCTTCTGCTGTCAACAAGGCGCAGATCATGGAAGCCCTCAACAAAGACAAAGAGCGATTGGCCGAACGTCAGCAAATGCAAGCTGAGTCTGACCAGAAGATCGCTGAACTCGATCAGAAGATCAAGGGTCTTGAGCTTGAGAGTGTTACCGTTGAGAACCAGAAGGTTCTGGCAGAGATCCGCGAACTCCTGGCTAGGGCAACCGTCCAAGAGAAACGTGCTGACACAGAGCAAGCCCGTACTCAGATCGAGGCCGGTAAGCTGATGGTCATGCAGGAGGATGTCGAGAACACCCGTGAGCAGAACGAGATTGCCGAAGAACGACTGGACCTTCAACGTGAACAACTGAGGATGAAGCAGAACGAAAGCAAACGGAGTGAGTAATGGCTCGTAGAGATGACAGATACGCTCGAAAGCGTGAGGTAGTTACTACCAGCCATGTACAGTTGCATGCTATGACTAGCGCGACTGACCACTCCGCAACAGCTCACCGACTCTTCTACTCAGATGCTTCTGGGAATATCCAGGAGCTGGCACACGGTGCCTCTACTGAGGTCCTCACCTCCAATGGTGCATCTGCAGCCCCAAGCTGGGCTGCGGCATCCGGTGGGCTTGCTGATGTCGTAGATGACCTTACTCCTCAATTGGGTGGTCCTCTGGATGTCAATGGATCCAGCCTGGTCTCTACTGCGAACGGTGACATTACCCTGGCTCCCAACGGGACCGGGAACATCGTTCTGGGAACCATGACGATAGACGCCGACCAAACAGTCGGTGCTGGGCAGGACAATTATGTACTGACCTACGACAACGGTACTGGGCTAGTCAGCCTTGAAGCCGCCGCAGGCGGAAGCTCTCTGACTGCCTGGATCGACAACGGACTGGCTGGTGAAGGGCTGTATGATAGCTCAGTGGTGCTGCGTACCACTAGCTCCGGTATAGACATAGCAGATGTAACAGGTGGAGACCCGGTATTGGGACTCTACGAGGACGGTACGTGGGGTACACGACGCGCCTTCATTCAGATGAATAATGTCACAGGACTGTATATTGACAGTGAGCTTATATCTGCTGACGTACACATCCGAGGACGAGACAGTACTGGTGCCGTGTCTAACCTTCTTATCGGTGATCCCAACGCAGAAGTTCAACTTTACTACGACAATGTTCAGGTATTTGAGACCGTATCGAACGGTGTAGCTGCTATCAGTACTAGCAGCATCCCTAGCTTCTACATGCGGGATTCCGCTGGTGGGGCCAACCGAGCTTCCTTCCAGGCTTGGTCTGATGATGTCTTCTATATGACGAACAGTACTGCTGGTGGTGACATCAACATTCGCGTCCGTAATGTCGCAGATACGTCTAACGAGACTGCAATCCTATGTGAATCTGACGGAGCGGTATCCTTGTACTACAATGGTAACCTCTCGTTATCTACTACCGCGAATGGAATCCAGGTCGAGAACAATTCCGGTTCAGGTAACACTGTCCTAGAGATCAAAGGTAACACGACGACCAACCCTTCTATCAACATGGAAGTCGACGCGACGACCAAGGCTCAGATACAATACAAGAACGATGGTACTGATGTCTGGAACTTCCGCCTAGTCGATACGGGCGACATCTTCAGCTTCACTAACGACGCTGATGGTACGCTGCTGCAAATGACAGGTGCCGGGTCGGTAGATCTCTACTACGCTGGTACTAAGGAAGCTGGTACAAAGTCCGGTGGCTTCCACGTAGAAAACTTCTTGTCGATGGGTGATCTCAGTGAGTTGACGATAGCAACAGGTGCGGTAACAGCTACAGGTAGCTTCCACGCCATTGATACCGAAGCTGATGCATCTACGGACGACCTCGACACGATCACGTTCAGTGGTCAAACCGGTACTATGCTAGTGATCGAGGCCGCGAACGGCACTCGCACAGTTGTCTGCAAGGATGGCACCGGTAATCTGAGACTAGCCGGAGACTTCAGTCTGACCGCTGGCTCAGATAAACTAACTCTGATTTGGAACGGTACTGTTTGGCACGAATTATCACGATCAGACAACGGAACTTAACGCATAACTTGGGAGAGCTTGTATGCAAATTGAAGACACGGTCCATGCGTCCTTAACGGACGAGGACAAACAAGAACTTGAGATCTGGCAGGAACTGCTGGACTCACGCGGATTTGCACAACTGCATAAGATGTTTGCTGAACACTCAGAAAGCATCAATGCGGTTATCGCTAACGCGAACAACTGGGATGCCTATGTGTACGCACGAGGTCAACGAGACTCCCTATCACTGGTGATTAATCTCGAAGACATCCTGGAACACAAGGTCAATTCAATAGCCGAAACCCTGCAGGATGAAGCTGAGCAATCCTTATCCGACACCATTGATGAGCTGTCGGTCAATCTGGATCTCACATGATACTGCACGATTTCAAATGTGAAGAATGCGGAGAAGTCGAGGAGCACATGTGCAGCTCCGGCGACGAGATGTCCATATGCGATGCATGTGGAGGACACTCCCACAAGATCTTCTTAACGACAGCTAAGCCACACTGGTTGGCCCTGGCGCAAGGAGATAACGCTTCCCCGGAAGCTATCGACAAGTTCGAGAAAATGCACAAGCAACAGAAGGCTAAGGAAGAAAAGAGCTACGACGAGCATGGCGACTATGGCGCTGCACCGGGATCATCTGGTGGACGCGATTACGGCACTCCGAAGCAGTAACCTTCCCCCTTCAAACAATAACCCAATTCCCCTAACCTCTTTGTAGGCGGGAAAAGGAGCATCAATGACTATTTTAGTGGACCAAGAAGACGTAACCGTAGACCTTAATCAAGGTGTTGAATCTGACCATAAAACCCCGGTCGAGCAGGAGGTAGCAACACCAACCTCTGCAGTCCCGGACAAGTTTGCCGGTAAGAGCGTCGAGGAAGTAGCCGCAGCCTACACCAACCTGGAATCAGAGTTGGGACGTATGCGGAACGAACTCGGTGATTATCGCACCATGACGGATCGGTTCCTATCTATCGAGGAGAAACGAGTAGCCGACCTGGGACAAGAGCAAGCAGAGGAGTTCACAATTGACCCCACTGACTTACTTGCGAACCCGGAGAAGGTTCTGAACGAGTACTACGAGCATCGCAGCGCGGCAGACCCGCACAACCGCGAACTCCAGGAACGTTTGGACCGCATCGAAGGTCAAGTAGGACAATCATCTATCGAAGCACGTCATGCTGACGCTGTCACGATTACCAACGACCCGGAGTTTCAAAACTGGGTTGGCAGCAATGCCTTTCGTAATCGTATCGCGGCTGAAGCTGTACAGAACCGAGATGTAGACGCCCTTGATTACCTTCTCACTGAGTGGAAAGATCGGAATCCTGGCGCAGCCTCGAACGAGGCCACAGGAGATACCGTATCTCAAGCTCAACAGAACGAAGTACGTCGAGCACAATCCGTGGCGACAGAAAGTTCGTCTTCAGGCAATACCGGCAACACAGGCAAGCGATTCTCTCGCAGGAAGTTAGTGGAACTCAAAATCCGCAACGCCGATGAGTACGCAGCACGGAGCGATGAAATCCTCCAGGCATATGCCCAAGGTCGGGTTGATGACTGATCCTTTAACCCCTTCCCTCTAACAAGGAGACTACAAGATGGCTCTTGGCACAGACCATATCATCACAACTGAAGTCCCCAATTTTATCCCGGAACTATGGTCCGATGAAGTCATTGCGGCTTACAAATCGAACCTGGTTATGGCGCAGCTTGTACGCAAGCTGAACCACCGTGGTAAGAAAGGCGACACGATCAAGATTCCTACACCGACTCGCGGTGACGCTGCTGACAAGGCTGCGGAAACACAGGTTTCTCTGATCCAACACGGAACAGACGCAGGTCTTTCCATCTCAATCGACAAGCACAAGCATTACGCTCGCTTGATCGAGGACATCGTCGGCATCCAGGCACTGGAAAGCCTTCGGCGCTTCTACACAGATGACGGTGGTTATGCCATCGCTCGTCAGGTGGACACAGACCTCTTGGTCGAAGCGTTCAACACAGGCAGTGCGTCCCTGACGTATACTGCAGCCACCAACACGCTGACCACAGCGTCCACGTTCGACACCATCTACGAAGGTGACGGTTCTACGTGGGACGAAACGACAGCCACTGACATCTCTGACACTGGTCTCCGTACCTTCGTTAAGGTGCTGGATGACTCTGACGCACCGCAGGCCGGTCGCTACTCGGTTGTTCCGACAATCGTGAAGTTCGACCTGACAGGTACGGCTCGTTTCACTGAGCAAGCCTTTGTTGGCGAAGTAGGTATGGGTAACACCATCCGAAACGGCATCGTAGGTGACGCTTACGGCATCGAGTTCTATGTCACAACCCGCACCCCGCTGGTTGAAGACAGCCTCGGTACTGCTGACAACGTGTCAGGTGTTGTGTTCCAACGTGACGCTCTCGTTCTCGTAGAGCAGTTGGGTGTTCGCTCGCAGTCCCAGTACAAGCTGGAATACCTTGCGGATCTGTTCGTTACGGACATGATCTACGGTGTTAAGTCACTGCGCGACTCAAGCATCGCAACATTCGTTGTACCGACAACCTAATCGGTAGAATAGCCCCTTCGGGGGCTGTTCACTTCTGTCCTTTGAACCCAGAGGGCAGAATTGAACACAAACAATACTTGGGAGAGTATACAATGAGCGATTTCAACACAGCGGATCTCCGCAACATTCAGGCACTGATTACCCACGGCTTCCAGAACGGTATCGTTACCAGCCAGGATCATGCCAAAGTTTTACTCGTCCTCGAACAGAAGGTCCAAGCCCAGCTTGCACCGGTAGAGGAATCACCAGAGGTAGAAGATGGCAACGACATTCCTTCAGACGATTAATCGAGTACTTGAGAAGATTGGAGAGGAAACCGTTTCTGCTGCTGCCACCTCTTTGACCGAGACCTATGAGATCTTGGTTGGCTCTTTTGTTAATGACATCAAGGAGCAGATAGAGGATGCTCACAATTGGCGATCACTTCGCCAAACAGTCTCCGTGACCATTGCTGCTGACGCACAGTCCGGCACAATCACGGAGGCTAATGAACGGTCCCGCCTGGTACGGATCTACCAACAGAACCAACCAGGTCCCGTCCCTCTAGTCTTCGACATCACAGACGCCACCAACCCCGATCCTCTCATGGAGATGGATCTGGCTGAGCTGATCTACCGTGATACCGTTGACCCTGACGTTCGTCAGGACCCCACCTACTTCGCGCTAGACAACAGCTCCGGGGATGTCCTGGACCTTTATGTGTGGCCTCGTCCCTCCTCTGAGATTACCGTCCAGGTTACCCTCATTATCCCCCAAACCCGATTCGACAACTCAGACGTTGGCGAGACACTCAAGATACCGATCCGACCTTTGGTCGTCGGTGCTACTTGGTATGCGCTCGAAGAACGTGGTGAGGAACTGGGTACGGACGGACTGTTCAACGAAAAACGCTTTCAGGATGCCCTGAATGCCGCCATCTCCCGCGATGATGCGGAGCAAGGCAACGTATCGGAGCTTGTCGCTACATGAGTCAGCAGCTACTTCCAGTAGATGCGGTCACACCTGGTAGCCGGGGGTTGAACCTCCAGCAGAAAGGAACGATCTTATCCCCTAACTGGGCAATCAACGCCAAGAATTGTATCCTCGACGATGCAAGGCGTCTTGCTGCCCGGAAGGGATACTCAGTCACCACGACAACAGACATCACAGCTACTCCCGCAGTGGAGAATATCTTTGAGTACCTGCTCGGTGATGGAACCGTCGAGCCAATTGTTAGTTGGGATGGTGGGATAGGCAATTCCCTGTCCGACCCTGAAGGGAATGATGTAAGTGGTGCAGTCACAGACGCAGACGGACGATGGTTTTTTCAGAACCACAATGACAAGTGCATTGGATTTCAGGATGGGCAGAAGCCTATCGTATATACTGGCAGTACTTTCGCCACTGTGGTTGAGTCTTCTGGTACTGCTCCTACTAGCGTTAATGGGATTGGTCTCTGTGCGTATGGTAGGGTTTGGGCTTTGGACACTGATGGTCAGACTATCAAGTACAGTGCCCTCCTGGATGAGACAGACTGGGGAGGTGCTGGTGCAGGCTCGATTGACATGTCTAATATCTGGACTGAGGGCATGGACGAGGTTACGGGAATCGCGGCTTTCAACGGTTCTTTCATCGTCTTCGGCAAGAATCACATCGTTATATGGGAAGATGACCTCGGCTCTCAGCTCGGCGTGGACCCGGATAACCTAATTGTCGTCGACATCGTAACCGGTACAGGTTGTACAAGTCACTGGACTATACAACCAATCGGTGAGACCGACATCGTCTATCTGTCACGCAATGGGTTACAGTCACTAGGTCGTGTAATCCAGGAGAAGTCCAACCCGATCAGCAACGTATCCAAGTACGTCAGGGATGACTTCCTAACAGACATCGAGCTTGAGGACCCATTGGATCTGCGTACAGCTTACTCTCCTGAGGAAGGCTTCTATCTGATCTCGTGCCCCACACAGCTCATAACGTATGTCTTCGACGTGCGTAACAAGTTCCGCGACGAGGAAGGTGACATAGCCTTCCCGTGTACAACCTGGGACCTATCCCCTACCGCTCTCGAAATTCGCCAGGATGGTACAATCCTCCTGGGTGCCGCTGGTCAGGTATGGACCTACGGGGCAGACGCTGATGACGGGAACTTGATCCGGTATGAGTACTCATCCCCCTGGCTTGACCTGGGCGAAGACCTCGGCAACCGACTCAAGATGCTGAAGCGTATCGGCTCGATCCTCTTCGTTCGCAACAATGCGGGTGTGGAGTTCAAGTACGCTACCGACTTCCGTGAGAACGACAAGAGTATCAGCAAGGTAATCGTAGACCCCTCCGCTTCCGAATGGAACATAGCTGAGTGGGCATTGGGAGAATGGTCCGGTGGACTGTTCCTGCAGATCATCAAAGTCCCTGCACGGGATACAGGACAGTACTTCCGCATTAAAATTGAAACCAGCGTGACAGGCCAGTTTGCTCTACAGCAGCTTGAACTGTTCGCCAAGATTGGAAGGATTGCGTAATGGCAGATTATTCTCAAGTCAATGACTACAGTGCCAAGGACGCAATGTCCACAGGTAACCCGCTGAAGCTCATTAAAGGTAGTGACGTAGATGCTGAGTTCTCAGCTATCGCTACCGCTATCAGCTCCAAGTTCGACAGCACGGACGTAGCCACCGCAGGTGAGGCACAAGCAGGTGTCTTGAATACTGTGGTGATTACTCCTGCCCGACTAACAGCCTGGGCACAGAACGATGCCGGTGTGGTTGAAGACCTCCAGGCACTCTCTGATCCGAACGCTGACCGTATCCTCTTCTGGGATGACTCAGCAGGAGCCACTACATTCCTCACGGTAGGTACTGGTCTCACGATCACCGGTACTCAGATTGATATTGACGAGAGTGGCTTCTCTGGTCGAACACTGACTGCTGGTGTAGGCTTGTCAGGTGGTGGTGACCTATCTGCTGACCGGACATTCGACCTCGACATCAGCTCGCTGACTTCTGTGGGTTCAGTTACTGCAACCGACAGCTTAGCCTTCTACGATACCTCTGGGGCTGACCACAACCGCATCACAGTGTCCAACCTGAACCAGGCATTCACCCTGGCTCTTTTGAGTGACTATGATGCCAACGATCACATAGATCACACTGCTGTGACAATCACGGCAGGCTCTGGCCTGTCCTACTCCTCAGGTGGAACAGACATCTCAGCATCTGCTACCATCGACCTGGACATCGACGAGCTAACAACCGAGACAACGATTGACGTAGACAACGACCTGATCGTGTTCTACGACAACTCTGCTGCTGCCAACCGCAAGGTATCCATCGACGCTATCGTCGGTGATGCTTTGGGTGATGGCTCCTGGTATCTGTCCAACGCAACCAACGTAACCTCTACTGCTGCGACACTGGTCTACAATGCTACCAACCATGACAGCCTGGAGAAAGGAACATTCTCTACAAGTACAGGTGAGTATACCGTAGGCAGTGCAGCGACCAGGATACTGGTCACAGCCACGTTCACAATCACCGGTCAGGCTGAGGGTGAAGATGGTCAGATCTCTATTGAGAAGAACGGTACAGCTTGGCAAACAGTCCTCGGCACCAACCGGGGACAGTATGGTGCTTCAAGTACAACTATCACAGCTACTGTTGCTATCTCTTGTGCTGCCTCGGATGTAATCCGGGTGCGGGTAAGCAATGATGGCACCAAGGCAATCAACGCTTCACGGTCAAGGACAAACATCAGTATTGTAGAGCTGGCATGATATGGCATTCTTTGATGACTTCAACACCATCTTCGATCAGTACGACTTTCGGATGCAGGATGCTTCAGGTGGAGCAGTCAACTCTGGAACCGGCGCTGACTTCTCGGAGGTCACTAATGGGGGTGGGCTAACCTACTCCCAGACATCTCCTATTGCAGGAGACAATGCCATCACCTTTGATGGCTTGGCTTACCTGCAGAATGCAACACAGCTCTTTCAGCAGACTGCCACAGTCGGTACAATCTGCTTCGTCTTCAAGACAAGCTACAGTGGAGGTACTCAGTACTTCTTCACCAAGAACGTACCAGCTAGTAGCGGTAGACGCTTCGAGTTCAAGATCAGTTCGACTGGCTTCATACAGTTCCGTGGTTACAACACCTCAGGTGGCACAAACTTCTACCGCACCATCGAAACTGTTGGGGGGTGGAATGATGGGGAGTGGCACATTGTTGTCGTTAGGCAGAAGGCAGATGGTACAGGCTTAGAGTGGTTCCTGGACAGTGCCGTACCTATCATCGGTACAGAGACTCTGTCAGGTACGTTCGATGCCGACTCCTGGAGCAACGATGTATTCGGAGCTACTTCTTATACTGGCGACAGGTCGTACTTTGGTATCGACGGACACAACATCACCAGCCAATTCGTAGGTGACATAGCAGCCTTCGGGACCACGGACGTGGCTGAGTCAGATGCAAACATCGAAGCCTTGCTCGAATCGAGTGGGCTGGCAAGCAATAACCCCTTCGGTAACAAGACCAAACGTCGACGCAATCGGCGCATGTTTACGGATCAATTCTGATGGCTGAACCATACGATACAATCAATGGAAAAGGATCTTCACCAAAAGCCTGGTGGAGATTCAGTGATGCTTCTGGTGGAGTCACCAATGAAGGTTCTGACGCTGCTGGTGATCTGAGTGAATACTCTGTTAGTGGAACATTCAACGGCACGTACCGGTATGAGGCAAACCCTGCTGGAGATGGTTGGGGGATTCTACTCAATGGACAGGGAGGCTTGCGGAGTACAGGGCTTACTGATGACTTTGACGAAGTCCGTGGCACATACTTCATCATGTTTCGGAGTCAAGGGACGGTCACAAACCCCACCTGGTTGTTTGGTTCCTTCCGCAGCTTCGACATTGACTACAACCGATTAGGTATCAATGGTAATGGTCGCGGCTCCTACCGGGTCCAAGACGCTGGTGGTGATGATATATCCTGGGCTGGTCCCGTGGACCAAGATCTCCTGGACGGGGCAGTCCATACGCTGGCAGTCACGAATGGTTCTGGCCCAACAGATGTCCCGAAGATATATGTGGATGGAGCTGAGGTCAGTGCAGACTGGGTCTTCAGCGGAGCTAATGTGGATTATGACCATTGG